TTGAACGGCCTTAGCGATCGCCTCAAGTTTAGCGTTCGGCTCCCTGTCGCCTTCGGGGAGTGCTAACCAGTTTATGATGTCGTAGGTCGATATCAACATCTTTGACCCTCACTTTTTTATTGTTGCTTTCGAGCATTCTATTCTTTGATTTAAACATTTACCCACCAGACTCCGTCATCTTCTAAGAAAATTTTGTAGCCAGTAGTCTCTAATTCGCCTACCGCCTGAGCGATACCCGGATATGAAGGAGAGCCATAATCATGGCCTCCAAAAAATCCACCGGGCTTGACGAGTGGCATATAGTTTGATATGTCGCGCTTGACCTGATCATAGCCGTGATCTCCGTCTACCCATATAAAGTCAAACTTCATCCCTTTCAAATCTTCCAAAGCATCATCGCTTCTCTTCGGAATCAACCTTGATCTTTCTTTATACTTGTCTAATATCGTTTGGACGCGGGTCATCTCGCACGCCGGGTCTATCGTAATCATATGGAGGTCAGGGTTATTTTCCAAAAGATGATTCAACGTATCACCCGCCAAGGTCCCTATCTCTATTCCGTCAACCCTCTTGATTAAGCCTAGTAGAATATCTCGCTGTATCATAAATGAGTCCATGATAGGGCAGAACCCTTGCGAGTCCTGCCCCATCGGTTATGCTAATAGCCCGTCCAGAAGTCGGAGTTGCCGGTTCCCATGGCGATAGGATTGTCTGAGGATTTCATGTACAGAGTCTCTATCGGTGAACCTAACATCAAACCAACCGCTATTTTAGGGGCGCATCCAACTGTCCCTGTCAACGTAGCGTGCGCTCTGATATATCTCAGACGCACTCCATCGCTGAGTTTTGCATACTTCTTTGCAGCGTACATAAACGGATTCGTCAGCGCATACACTTCAACCGTATCGAAGTCAAAAGAACCTCCGACAGCGCCTTCGTTCGTGATGTCCGTCCATGCAGCTCCCGTCCCTGATGCTGTTGCGCACTCTTGGAATTTTACAGCCAGGTTGCTATAAACACCGGCCGTTCCCGCGATACCACCAATCATCATAATGGCAAGGCAGTCATTGAATCCAAGCGTGTCAATAGCCGCTCCGCAAGCCGTCTTAGATGCGCCTGCGATTGAACCGCAAAGGGACGGACGTATGTCGAGATTACTCTGCATCCTTCTCATCGTCTTTTCCTTTCCGGTTAGCTAACCAACACAGTGAACGAAGAAGGCAGCAACACTCCGAGCGCCACCCTTTCAATCACGCGCAACGCAGCCATGTCTTTCTCGAACAGGTTGTCCGAGTCAACCGTGGCCTGGTCGCTGATCTTCATTGTTATCGATCCCCTCTCGCCCATGGCAACGCCCATGCGCAGATCACCGAACACAGCGTAAGGTGTAGCATCGGTGGAAACTGTCGATGAGTGCTTGCCAGGTAGTATTTCCGTGCTGACGACAGGATACCCGAACAGATCGTTCGACCCAAGCATCCCAAGGATAGGAGCGCCTGCTGTCGTGATCAACCCACGAAGGTGGGCAACCATCGAGCGATGGAAATACCACTTTGAATTGGCCATTGCGTTCGCGTACAGATTGCCTGTCGCGTACACGAGGTCTTGGTAGCTCAAGCAAACAAAACCTGTTCCACTTGCATGAGGTGATGTCGGAACGCCTGTCGCCGTTAAACACCCGACGAAAGGTGAACCTGTCCCGTTGAATGCCTGATTGTCCTCTTCCTTGGCAAAAGCCCAAGCGATTAATCCAGACAGGTAGTTGATGACATCCACATTCGCGTCGTTCAGAAGTTCGTTCGTAACCTTCGGAATGGCCGCGAGCTTGTTGATCGTCAACTGGACTTCCCTGAAGTTCGGGTTTGTCTGCTTGATTGCCGCCGCTTCATTCGTCCAGATAGCTGATTGATCTGTCGTGCCGGCCGCAGGAATCCTGATCGTATCATAGAGCATCGGGATAATGCGGCAGTTCTGTCTGATAACTCCGTAAAGAGGCGCAAGGCGCAGAATCTCTGCCTTGAACTCTTCCGGGACCAAGAAACCGCCAGCCGTTGTCGTTCCTTCTGACAGGTTGGCTTTTACCCTGACTTCATCGTGCATAGTGCGAAGCGTTGAAACCTCGCCCGTTGCCATTGCTTTCAAGAATCTTATCGTCTTGCTGAACTTCGCTTCCGGCCTTAGGTCGTCAAGACCTTCCTTACCGATACCGGGGAACGCAAAGTACTTCTTGTCCACAGGCGTCATCGACTTGATATAATCCTGTGCTACTTTCTCAATCGCCGCCTTAAACTCAGGCATCGTCAACTGAGGCAAACCTTTCTCTTCGCTTGCAAGAACCGCGTCCTTCTTTTCGACCTCTTGCATCCTAGCGATGAGGGCGTCCTGCTGCTCCTTGGGGAGCGCCTCGAACTGCTCTCTCGTCAACATTGATTCTCCTTTTTAGTTTAGTTTACCCTGATGTTTCCTGATAACTCCGCCGACAACGTCTGCGACTGTTTGTGCAAACTTGTCCGCTGTTATCCCTGGAGATTTCTCGTCTTTCTTCTGTGTTGTTAAATAGAGCTTATACCGCAACATCGCGTTTTCATCCGCGAGTTTTGATACGCGCTCCGTCAAAGTTTTTATCTCATCGTAGATTTCGCTGAACGTATCGACATTCTTTTCTTCGACAACCTCTTCTTTGGGTTTTTCTTCTTCGTCCGGTGAGCTTTCAAAAGACTTCTTCAGTTCGTCGTTCTTGAGGATGCCCTTTTGGATAGCGAGCGAAAGGGCTTCTGGGTTCGCCGGCACAGGAACGGCAGAATACTCAAGAAGTTCCCACTTTTTATAAGTACGGCGAGCCGTCTTCTTCCCATCGCCGTCTTCGTGTTCTTTGGGAACGAACCCGACTGAGAATGCCTTCAGAAAGCCCTCCTTGTAAAGTTGGAATATCTCTTGCGCGAACTCCGTATTGGCGAACTTGACCTTGCTCAACACACCTTCCCCATCTCTCTTTGTCCATAATGCCTTGCCAATAGGCGGCTGGGTGTAGTCGTGCGCCCACATGACAACGGGGTTCTTATCGAAGTTGCGCTTGTCCATGCCTTCAGGCTCAAGTACCTCGTCCATACGGTCGCGCGCGTTGGTAGAGATGTAAGCCGTCAGCGTCTTCTCCACATCGTCGATTCCTTTTATCTCTCCTGTAAATACCCTTTTCAAAATATCCATGACTTCTCCTTTTAAAGTTCGCGTTGTGGAGCCAACCGACAGCGGCAGTTGATATACTCGCCCGGATCGGCTGTGCTTGCATCTCCCGGAAAGTAGAGTTGAGAACCGTTAATAGTCTGGAAAGCCTCTGTTAGCCCTATGACCTTCCCGTCAAGGGCGGCGTGGCTATCTCTTACTCTCTCGTCGCGGGCCGTGACCCATTCCTTCGCCTTGAAACCGACTGTCTTGAAGGCGTCGAACATACTTTCGTTGGCGCTGCCGAATATCTCAGTCGTGGCTATACGCGAAGAACGGAAGTCCTCGCTGAACTGCATGACGTTGCTGATACGCTGGCTGATAGCGTCAAGCGTCTCGCCTTTGCTTGTCCCGGCAACAATCTCGTCCTTAAGCATTTTGATTGTGTTGTCATTTACTATTTTTGTGAAATAGTTAAGACGGCGCTCAAGGATGCGCTCAAGGTTGACGTCGTACAGGCTGAAATTGATTGTATGGTCTGTTTCGTTAAAGGCTAGCTTCGCGGCACTGACCATGCCTGAGTGGACGAACTCGTGGCTGATCACTTTTAACTTGGCATTCTGCTCGTTAAGATTGAATATGATTGAATCAGGCAAAGATGCCTTGATCTGAACGTCCTTGCTCATGGCTTTGTACTTGTTCAAGTTATTGATGACATCCCTGTGCTGGGATTTAAAGTAACGCTTCATTGACGTTGCAAACATGGTTTCGACAGGATGCAGCATAATGGCAAAAGTGTCCCATGACTTGATGTTTGGGCTGAAAGTCTTTTCTTTCGGCTCTTCTTTAGGTTCTGCATTAGCCATGGCCTCACGGTCAGCTTCCATTCTCTCAGCGTCGAGTGTTGCCTTCGGTGTCGATGTCTCAGGCAATCCGTAAGGGTCTAACCCGTCTTTCTCTCTCTCCTCATCGATAGTCGAATATCCGCAATTAATATGAGACTCTATTTCTCTTAGCCTGAACTCTTTGTCTTCAGGAACGGGGTTATCAAACTTAGCTATGAGCGATTCGTCGAACATCGGCATGACCTTTTCATTTATCTTTTCTTCGATGAGCATAAGTCTTGGAAGAACGGTTTCTTTCTGATAAGAGTAGTCATTTGCGTCCGCGTTCGCCCTATTGACATCCTCAACAAGACCCAGCTTGCTTGCCGGCACGCCGAATATAGCGAGTATCTCATCTCTGACCTCCCTAGATACATCCTCGAAGCGCGCGTCTCTGAGATTGCTTCCTGTCTGTACATACTTCATCCCGCCTTGCAACACGGCGATCTTACCGGCGTTGCCACTTCCTCGATGCCTTTGATTCCAGTCATCCTTGAGCCTTTGGTACTGTTTGTCGTCTATTGAGTCTTCCATCTGCAAGACGCCGCTTGGCTGGGCGTTGTTCAAAAAGTAGTTGATGCCCCACTCTTTCATCTGGTCGTTCATGTCCATGCCATAGGCAGCGGCGAATAAGGGACCTGTGCCGTAGAATATATCAAACGGACTTGGGAACTTGAAATGCACGACTTCGTCTTCAGGAAGAGGCACGGGAGCGGAATTGCGTTGTGGGACGATCATCACATATCCTGATATGAATTTCTCGGCTGAAGGTACTATGCGCATCCAGTTACTTGGGATATGCCAAATCTGGTTTGGGGTGCGCAGAGCGTCTTTTGGCATCCACCAATAGGCGTTCCCGGTAAGTTCTAAGAAAGTCTGGGTCAATGTCCATAATTCAAATCTGTTGGAAAAAGGGTTCACGTTCCGCATCATATCCAAGAACGGGTGTTCTGTAATTTCCTCAAGTTCTTTTTCATCTCCATCAATTTTCTCGGTGTATAACTTAAGTGGGACTTTGGCTACGCTGAAAGCGTTCTTCTGTGCACAGGCAAAGGCCCATGACCTGTAATGCGCAACCTGCTTGTCGAAGTCCTGAGGGGCCGGTCTTCCATAAGACTTCTCTGATCCAAATAACTGCACGAACGGCAGCTTACCAGTTGTTGAGCCGCCAGGGATGCCTTCCGGGTTGAACGGCTCTCGCTTAAATCTAAGCCTTAAAAAATCAAATAAGTTCATATTGTCCTTTGCGTCAAATCCACCTGATAGCCGGAACATTGCTTTTAATATATTTCTCGAGTGCGTAACGGCACGCATCAGGCACGTGATTTGAACTGTCAACTGGGATGGGTAAGATTTCGTTCGTTATTCGATCAACCTTCCATTTGTAGTTGTTAAAATCCTTGTAGCTGTTCTTGCAACGCGGATGGATAATGATAGCCTCAAACGAGCGCAAGAACTCAATCCCGTCCTCAACCGAGCCTGGACCCTTCTCCGCGCCGTTTATATTAAATCCGTGGTGCCGCATATAGCTGATCGTCTCAGGCCGGGCGCTGTCTGCGGTAATGACCCATTTTCTTATTTCGGGGATAGAATCGAAAAGCATCGGCGTCTCTTCTATCTCCACGCCCACGCCATAGGCCTCGTAATCTATGAACAAAGTCCTGTCTTTAATAAACATCCTTGCTGCTGCCGTCGGATCGTTCGCGAATCCCCAGTCTGCGCCGTAAAAGAAACGTGCGTCGGCCGGCGTCTCAAACTCCTCGACTCTGAACTTGCCCTTGAAGATGAGGGCGTTCGCGTACATCTTCGTCTTGCCAAGCCAGACGTGCTCATATTTTTCGTAATCAACGCGCTTGTCGTACTCCATCTCTTTGCGCAGGACTTCAGGAAACCAGGGATTATCACTATAATTTATTTCGGCAGACGCGCAATCAGGAGGAGGTGAAAGGACAAATCTTTTATACGTTGGTGAACTTTCGTCTTCAGGATTAAACGATACCCAAATCTCCGAAT